GGCCATATGTATGTGCCCTAAAAGGCAGGCATCTGCCTGAGCCATAGAAAGAGTCTCGGTATCAATAGCGATGTCGGTACCCGGCAAAGTCTGTGTCTCTGAAATTTTGGAACCCTTCATCGAGAAATGACCGTTGAGGATGTGCGGTACCCATGGAAATCGTTTTGCGGCTTGCCCGAACCCGGCAAAGATTGCACCCATGGCCTGGGCAATATTCTGATTATCAGTTTCGGCTCCCTGCCGGAGCTTCCAGTGCTCTTTGGTCGGGGCCGGGATCTGGGTCACACACAGGGCAATTTTATCCGAAAGAATTGTTGTGTCAGATGATTCATGCCATACATAAAATGCTTTGGAAATTCCATTAACCATGTGATCAACTCGGCAAAGATAAATTTGCTCAGGCTTTGTGGAAACATGGATAGGGTTTTTCCCGGCAACAAACTTTAGAAGCTCTGGGGTCTGGCCATCATGTGACGGAGTGCCAACGACCACTGCAACCGGGGCGATATTAGAAAGATTTCTGAACTGTGCGGCAATCGTTTTAGCGGACTTGGTATCAACGCCAAGATACTGAGAGTTAGTAACGTCACCGCTGCATATGATCACATCTGGGCGTTTCGAACCGGCCACGTCAATCATGAATTCCATACACTTCTTGATTTCATCATGGTCTTTTTCGCTGTAATGAATATCTGCTATATGTAATATTCTTATTCCCATCATGCAGCTCCTTTCTTTGCAGTCAAAATATGTTTGAAATAATCCGTCCGCCCTTCCTGACTCCACAGGTGGAGCGGTGGATTATTTTTCATATCGTGGTCATAGTGCCGGTAATTATTCCGCTTGATCATGGACAGGATGGTTTTTTCCTGATCTTCTGGACTTTGATTTTCAAAATCTATGATCATCCCTTCTTCTTTGGATAAACAATTATCCGGCTCCGGCTCTTCTAAATTTTCTGGGTCTTCCGGTTCTTCCTCCTCTTCCTTTACTTCTATCCGTTGAATTTGCTTGACCTGGGGAACTGTAAGGCAAGAGGCAGGGGCAGGGATTCCATAAATCGCCTGGTAGGCGGCTTGCTGATATTGGGCAAGCTGCGCCTGTTGAACCATTGGATTCAACCCGTCCAGGATATAGCGCACGATGTAAAAGGATTTTGATATTCCATCGTGCAGAGTCTTGTTATTCTTTGCAGGCGCAAAGGCAACCGGCAAATGCAGAACATGCCGTACCACTCTTGTCTGTGCTCCTGAAGCACAACGCTCTTCGATGGTTTCCCTAATTTGGTTAATGTCTCTATCGGTATAATGTTTAACGTATTCCGCCTTTTGTGCCGGCCATGGCTTTTTTATGTCCCACCCTTTTGGGTCTTTTCCTCCACCATATTTGTTTTTATGCTCCCAATCCTCAGAGTATTTGGATTCCATAGCACCTTTCTTTGCATTCAAATCTATGTGTTTTTGGGAGCATATTTCAGCTTGTAAGCCGTCTTGAGTCCGGATTCGGCCAACCGCCATAAACGAACAATCTGCCGGGTTGGATCGGGTATCCGTTCGCCTTGAATGTTCTGCTGACCACTGGATTCCTGCAGCATCGCCCAATTTAAGGGCGGCGGCGTGGTGCATGCCAAATTTGCCGGATGTGGGATAGAAGTCGCTTGCAGAAAGCTTGACTATGGAAAGTACAGGGATAAAGAGGCCATTTGTTTCTGGCAATGGTGGAGACGGAAGATAGACGAAATGTCCGTCCTTTTCGGCCTGGGTGAGTTTTTCCCGGAGATCTTTATTTTGATCAGTCATCATCCCACCTCCCCGAGCAGCACAAGCTCATTCTTGTGGCACCTGATCAAGTTCTCTTTTCGGTCTTCAAAGCTCATGCCTATTTCAATCAGACCTGTATTAATCCTCTGAAGTCTTTCGAGTTCTGATAGTTCAGCGGCGGTGACAGCATCCCGGACGTTATCAACTCCTTGCTTTTCCCGATATTCTTTGGCTGACATACCAAGAACGATCCTGTTTATAAGGTCGGCCTCATTTGAAAAGTGGTAATGCATGGCGGGGTCATGATGTTTTAAAATGGCTTCCGTCATCGGGAGGAAACCGGTTTTTGCTTCCAGGCGTTTTCTCTTCCATTCGGCGGCATCTTTTAATTTATTGGCTATCCACCTGTCTAATTTTACTGCGAAAAGAGGGCTTAACCACCTTGCAAATTGGAGGGCAAGTTCTTTGTGAAAATATGTTCCACCATATTTCCCCTTTTTGGTTTGGATAAAATCTTCACGAGTCTTATTACCCTCCCCAAGGGTAATTAACGCGTCAAGATAATCTTCATTTTGTGGTTGTTTCCAAAAATCGTTTGGTCTCTTCGAAAAGAGTTTCGCCATTTCGGTGGCATTGAAAAACATTTCCTCAGTTTTAAATAACAGGGAAACATCAACCGTGATTTCCGTTTGATCAATTTCTATGATTTCGTATTTAATTTTCATCTGACCACCCCCATGCGGAAACCACGGATCCAACCCTGGACGTTGAATTGTTGGAGATATATTGTCTTTTTTGAAAATGAATTGATGTAGGTTTCGGCCTGGTCTGGCCGGTTGGAATTCGTACGGAAATGAAAAACCGGTTTTGAGATGGGAATCCCTTCCGGTTTTTCTTGAAGCTGTTTTTTCATCGTGTCCCCCTTTTCAGGGGGGCGATCGGTGGCGGATCGATCAGTTCAGATTATTTCATGATGCGGATTAAAATGTCAAATGGTTTTTTTTTGTGATATTCTTATGGCATGAAAAAGGCGATTCTTTTAATTTTGATATTTCCGGGGTTGATTTGGGCCGGGCATCTTCACCCGGAAAAATGGTATCAGGATAAATGGTGTGCCGAACAGAGCGGCCAGGCTGAGGTGATTTTACCGGATCAAACCCGGTGTGATTGCATCACGGTAGCGAATGCCGTTGAGGTGGATTTCGCCCGAAAATGGTATGAGGCGGTAGGGCAGGCCCTTTATTATTCGATGCTGACCGGGAAGCGGGCTGGAATTCTTCTTATAATTGAAGACCCTGGCGATCTGAAATATTGGGACCGGATGAACGAGACTATCCGACATTTCGGGCTTCCGGTGGATTGCTGGAAAACTGAACCCTAATTAATCACACCCACATGAAGGGCTCAGCGAACCGTCACAGCATTTTGCTCGGCCATTTTCACATCCTAAAGAGAAGGAGATTTGTTCTCCACCATCGCCCCCAATGTCCTGGGTTGGCCACCTCCCCACTCAAGAGGGGAATGGGAAGTCTGAGGAAACAATTCTAAATGAGTACCATCAGGTACGGGCAGCACAAAAGCTTGCAGATTATCGCGCACGCAGGCATTGGATAGCGCAGCAAAGAATGCAAGAGACGTACGGGCGTCTATTAAAAACGAGTTATCTGATAATCGCCGCACGCCTTTTGGAAGGTTTTGACTTCCTATGGCGCTGTTCAGCAAGTTGTATCCGCTTTGTTTCCCGAGATCGACGATGATCAATAGGTTGTCCATAGCTGGTCCCTTTAATTATTAAATTTTGCCCACCACTCTTCGGCTTCTTTTTGTGCTGCATCTATTTCCACGGACGTCATTCTTGCTGATATTTCCTTGAGAAACTCTCCGGCTTTATCAGAAATGGTTTTGTCATTCCCTGCAATTGCGATACTTAACCACTTATAGCCTGCTACGGTGTTTATCGGCTCTCCGCCGACCCCATAGGAATAAAAAAGCCCGGTCATCATCTGCGCTTTGGTATTTTTTCTTTCTGCTGCCTTCTTGTACCACTGGAAGGCAAGGGTTTCGTTTTTGTCCACCCCTTGCCCATCGAAAAACATCTCTCCAATTCTGCACTGAGAAAAAGACTCCCCTTGTGCGGCGGCTTTTTCGTGCCAATAAAAAGAAAGCTTATAATTAACGGGAATCCCCTGCCCATGATAATACATGTCTCCTAATGCCGCTTGAGCATGGATTGTTCCGGCCTCAGCAGCCTTTTTAAACCACCTGAATGCCTCCTTATAGTTCTCCGGCATATCGGATTTTCCGACCGAATATATCAACCCTATTTCATACGAGGAGAACGCATCTCCCTGGTTCGCAGCCTTCTCAAACCATTTTATTGCTTTTTTATTATCCGCCTGAACTCCAACACCCCTGGTGTAGAGAGATCCAATAGAATATTGGCAACATACGTCGCCTTCTTTGGCGCATCTTTCAAAAACCTTAAAAACTCTCGCCTTATCTTCGGAAAGGATCACTCCATATTCCTTATAATCGTCACAAAGCTCTTTCAGTGCTTCGAGATCACCCTTTTCAGACTTAAGAAGTTTTTCGTCATAAAACCTCACCATTTTTTGAGAGATGGTTTCGTCTGCGTGAGCCAAAAAAACGACGCCTATAAAAACAGCGATGATGATCAATATTGTTTTTTTCATCCCACATAATCCTTTCTATACAGTTTTCGGTGGAAGTTGCCCGAGGCGACCAATAAAAATTTTTTAAGCATGGGGCGATCATCTATGTTATCCAATATTTCATGCATGACCACCGTGTCTTTGTTAATTTTTTCGATTAAACATATGAACGAATACTCTGCCAGGGAGTATGAGTGCCATAAGGGCAAACCGGTTTTGAAAACCTTATCAATTGCCGCCATGGCGGGTACCGCAGTTGCTGGAGGGAAAAACCGATACAGGGGAAGGCACATGATGTCATCCCTGTTAAAGTTCAACATGTCGGTTTGGTTTGAATCTATCAGCATATGGTCCCTGTTAAAGAAATGAATGTAATAGTCCGGGCGTAGCGGTATTCTTGACGATACGCCCGGTGCTATTCCCCCAATGTGCCATTGGCCTGATTTGTTCCCTGGTTCTTTCGTCTTTCGTCCAACCTGAATTTTATAAAATTTATTACTGCATCAATTTCCTTGGGATCTATCTTGTCAAGCTCAACTGCTAATGAATTTAAAGCAAGGGCTTGTTCCGGGTTCGAAAACTCATTGACCTTTTGATAATGCTTTACTTTTATAGGGTTTTGATAATCGATAATGTTGGATTGTTGGCTATGTCCCGTCTCTTTCCCCTGATCAAAAAAAACGGGTTGCCCCTTTATTTCCATTGCCGTCGAGTAGGCGACAGAGGATAAGAGGTCACGAAGCTCCTGTTTTGTCATAGAAACGATATTAATCTTGGATGCCTTAAGTGCCTCTCGGTCTTTCTTTGTGAAAGGCCTCTCGTCTTCCATTTTTTCAAGCTCGCCTTCTTCTATAAAAGCCTCTAATTTTTCATATCCACAAGCTTTGGCTATCTTTGACTGTGTCTCAAAAGTGGCTTTGGTTTTCTCGTTTAGGATTTTGCTTAAATGTCCTTGAGTTATACCCGCCTTTTTGGCGAGACTGGCCGCCTTCTTGTACCAATTAGCCCTCACTTCTCCCCTGAGGGTGATTAAAAAATAATCATATCGTTCATCTTCAGACATAGATGATTTTATAACCACGATGAATAATTCTTGCAACATGAATAAAATATTCCTTTAATGAATTTTAATATTGACATATGAATTTAATATTCATATGATGCATTCCATGAAAAACACAAGAATCACACAAGCACAAATAGCAAAGCGAAGCGGGGTAACCCAGGGCTTTTTGAGTAAGTACCTGTCCGGGAAGGCTGACCCTTCCGTGAAAACCTTAAAAAGGATTTCGAAAGCGACCGGGATAAAAATTTCGGATCTTATCGAGTTATCCCCTGACGAACTTAAAAAAGCATTCAAATTTTTAGAAATCGAGAAGGAAGTCGCATAGTGATTTGCGCTGGATACGATAATAGCAACCCCCCAAAAAAAATCATAACAAAACGAATTGCAAGGGATTGTTATGCTTGATCGTGTCCTTGAGGTGGCGCTTGAAAAGTGCGGGAGTTCAAAGGCTTTGGCCGCTGACTTGGATATATCGCCTCCTGAATTGACGAGATTTCGATCAGGCGAAATAGGGTTGAAGGTAAAAACATTGAATAGATTGTTTGAAATTTCCGGGCTCAAAATTGGCCCGGCAGATTCTGAAAAAAAGTTAAAAACCGCCCTCAAGATTATGAGCGAATTATATCTTGAGGCGGATAAAAAATAGACTCCCCTGTTCCGGGAAACAATGCCGAGCGCAGCAACAAGGGCAGGGTGGTTATAAGGCAAGGTAGAAGTTAAAAATTAATTTAAAGAAGGGGTGTATCGGTGGCGGATCGGTCACCCCAAAAGGATGGGAAAAAACGACCTCACAAGGGGATATAGCCGCCTCACGAAACGAGGGTAACGGTATGAGTTAATGGATGAGAAGGTTGTCATTCAGGGGCTCCTGACATCGAACCGGGACAAGATGCCATTATGCCCGGCGGAAACTTCCCCGCTTATATATGGAGTTCGGCGAGGACAAATATGGGTACCCGGGATGATAGGCCAAAGGGTGCCCATACCTCTACAAAAACAGGAGGCTGAAATGATTGAAGAATACCAGAAGGCTGAAAAATTTTCAGAAAGGATTGTAAAGATTCTACCCTGGTGCTTGTTGTTTTTTTGCTCCGGGCTGTTTGCCGGGTATGCCTGGGCAATGAGGCAGTTTGCATGATGCTAACCGAATACCTCGGAAAATGGCCATTAAAAAAACTCGTTTATAGCCGTTCCGATGTTGAAAAAATCAGAAAGCATGCTTTCATGGTCGGGCAGCCTGAAACCAAAGACACCCGGTCAGACCGGCAAAGAAAGTATCAGTGGGGGGTCGTCTACAAGCTCATGGCTACCCATACCGGGTATGAATCAGAAGAGATCCACCAGCTAATGGCAAAAATGTTCCTGTCTTATGAAAACAAAGGTGAGGTTTTTGTCAGATCCACGGCTGAATTAAACACAAAAGAAATGGAAATCTATCTTGAAAATGTCAGGCGGTTTGCATCAATGGAATTGAGCGTGAATATTCCCCTGCCGAACGAGACGGAATTCCCTTACGAGATGGAGGCTGAAAAGTGACAGAAAAACCAATAGCAGCCCTTGGAATTGACCCAGGTCAAAAAGGTGCCCTGGTGATTATTTCAGGGGATATCCTAGGTGTCCACAATTTCCGGGATGTTGAATCTTCGGAAGCGGCATTCCTCAGCTTAACGAAAGAATATGACGTTAGGTTTGCAATCCTGGAACGAGTTTGGTTCAGGCCAAACGAACGGGACGTTAAATCAGTTGAAGTTCTGATCCGTAATCATGAGATGTGGCATACCCTCCTGCATGTTTTCAAGATCCCTCACGAGAATTATTCCCCTGGTCAGTGGCGGGATGGGTTGATTCAAAAAAAAGATCAGGGCAATAAGAAAATTTACATCGAGAAGGCGAAACAGCTTATGCCGGGTCATGCTGATAGGTTCACGCGGCATGATATCGCTGAGGCAGCGCTGATGGCTTGGAGGGCTTGGATGCATGTGTCGGCTGGGTGGAAGGTGGCTGTGTGATTTTTCTCTATATTCTTTTCATTTGCAGGGTCAGTAATATATGAACCGTGGTTATGTAAAGCTCTGGCGCAAGTCCATAGATGATCCTTTTTTCAAAAACTCATCTATCTGGCATTTTTGGGGTTATTGCCTTTTAAAAGCATCCCATAAAACATCTGACTGCTTTATTAATGGCTCATTCATTAAAATCGGAAAAGGGCAGTTTGTTTTTGGAAGGAAAATCGCATCAGTTGAAACCGGCCTATCGGAACAGCAAATCAGGACATGTTTAAAACATTTAGAAAAAAGCAAAAATCTAACCATCCATACAACCAACAGATTTTCAATCATATCTATAATAAATTGGGACAGTTATCAAGATGAAGAGTGTGATATCAACCAACCATCTAACCAGCAATCAACCAGCAATCAACCAGCAATCAACCACATACAAACACTTATAAACACTTATAAGAATAAAGAAGATGTTATTAACATAACATCTTTGTCAAGTTGCGGTGAAAATCCATCCGAATTAAAACTCAATAATTCTTCAGAAATTAAAGAGATTTTCCAATATTGGAAAACCACCCTTGATCATCCGAAAGCCAGAATAGACGAAAAGAGAAAGATTAAAATAAGATCAGCCCTAAAAAGTGGCTATTCCGTTGATGATATTAAGCTGGCAATCGATGGTTGCCTTGCATCCCCATATCACCAAGGAGAGAACACACAGAGTGTAATTTATGACAGCCTTGAATTAATCTGCCGTGATTCTGAGCATATCGACCGGTTTATAAAACTTTCCAAAGAACCGAATGCAAAACTTTTATCTGCAAAGGGCAGGCAGGCAAGACAAAACGGTCAAACATGGCTGCAAATGAGACAACAAAAAAGAGAGGCCCAAAATGGATGAAAAAAACGAACTAAAATTTCAGAATCTTTTTTCAACAATAGCTGAAATGTATGACAAAACTCCTTCTTCTTTCCTTTTTGAGCTTTGGTTTACCGCTCTAAACAGATTCGATATTGAAGCGATTGACCGAGCTTTTTCTATCCATGTCCAAGATCCGGATAATGGAAAATTTATGCCGAAGCCGGCCGATATCATCCGGATTATTGAGGGCACTACAAAAGACAGCGCCTATAATGCCTGGGCGATGGTAGATAAAGCGATCGGCCGGGTTGGGTCTTATGAGTCGGTTGTTTTTGACAATCCAATTATCCATCGGGTTATACAGGATATGGGCGGATGGATAAAGATATGTGGAACAGAAGAGAAAGAAAAACCTTTTATCTCTGCCGAATTTATCAACAGGTACAAAGGGTTTAAATCTTCCGGGGAAATCCCTGAATATCCTAAAAAACTCATCGGGCTTATTGAGGGTGAAAATAGTTCGAAAGGATTTTATGACCATATTCCTGAACCTGTTTTGATTGGGGATATCGGGAAAGCAAGAGAGGTTTTAAGGCTTGGAACGAACAGGCCATCTTTGATGATATCGAGAGATTCAGAATCAAAACAGATAGAAATAAAGCCGTTTTTAAAAGTTATAAAAGGATAAATTAAATGATTTTTCCAGCACCACAGGGACCTCCGCAGGTTGAGGCATGGCAACCTTTCAAGACACTCTCCCTGACAGATTTCCCCACGGGCATATTCGAATGTCATTTTTCCAAAAAAAATAAGGGTGTCTCCATGTCCTGGGAAACCAGGTTTATTAATTTTTATGATGTGAAAAGGAGAAGTGATGAAAACAAAAGTGCAAATATTTATGCTTTTAGAAGACATGAATGACGCTGAATATAATAGGTTCCTTGCAAACATAGAGCAAAAATTAAGAGAAAAAAACGGGATTCTTGATGTGCAGATTCTATTTTATAACATATTTACCGGATTTAAAAAATAATGACAATGATAATCTGTCCCAGCACCATGGATAAACCCATGATCATCTGCAAGAAACTGAATGCGACCATACCGGAATCAACATGCCAAGCCAGGCAAAGAGCGGTGTCAAAACAAATGGCGGAGAGGTTGAAATCTAAAAAAAATGGCAATGGCCCAGCGTGGGGTTATCGGGGTGGAGATGGGGCAGCGTTGCAATACGTTTCTTGTATCGGTTGCCAGGACTTTTTGCCCGAAAATAAAAGAAAACAGCCTGAGAAAAAAAAGGAGGGAGAAAACTTGGAAGAAAAAACATGCACAAAATGCGGTATCAAGAAAAATATCGATTTGTTTTACAAGCAGGCTTCAATGAAAGACGGGCATCAGGCCCAATGTAAAAAATGTTTTGACCTGGCCGTGGCTTTTAAAAAAGGCATAAAACCTGCAATCAAATCGGCCGAGCCTAAAACAGAATCCGTAGAAATCCCGATTATCACCGAACCTGTTATCGTGCCTGTTTCAAACACACGAAAAAAGAGGGTTTGCAGTAGGTGTAAAAATGAGTTCCCCCTTACTCCTGAATTTTTTCATCGATGTGCCACCCATGTTTCCGGATACCGTGAAATTTGTAAAACCTGCCGATCCGCATCAAGGCCGGATACAAAAAGTGAGATCCGGATTGTATTGAATTTTGAAAAAGACCGGGAGCTTTTTGAAAAAGTTTCTGAGATGGCAAAAAAAGAACGCCGGGCAATAGATCAGCAGATTTTGTGTGTTTTGGAAATGGTGGCGATTTGAAGTTTTTCCCGGTTTTGATCATGGTTGAATCGTTTGCAGCATCGGTAATTTATCTGTTTTGTGGGGAATTCGGTAGCTCTGTCTATTGGTTTGCGGCTGGGCTGCTTAATTTAGCTGTGATTTTTTTAATACCTGGAGGCAAATAATTATGATGGATAGAAGTTGCGGGGGGTGTGGTAAATTAAGAACTCCACTATGTTCAAAGCCCGATATATGTGTACAAAACGGATATTCTAACTTCGACAGACTAAGGCCATGGAAAAAATGTGAAAAGTGTGGTGGGGATATGCGAAGAATACGCACAGCAAACCCTTCCAAGGCACTAGTAATCACCGATATCGTATGCTCAGACTGTGGCCTTCAGGCAGAAGAATGGCGTGAATATAGAAAAAAACAAACCGCTCAGGAGGGCACAAAATGAAAAAGATAACAAAACTGATCCCCGTGGCAATACTCCTTATGGCTACCCTCAGATGTCCTCCTATGGATTTTTTGATAACAAAACTCGGGATGGACGATATCCTCAGGGTCATGGCAATTTTAGGCGCTTCGGCTATCATAGGAATCCATGTTGTTCAAATCAATGTGTGGGTAGGGCTTTTAGTTTTCACCGCCGCTATTAGTCATATTTACCCGATTTATAGCCTGTATAGCACCTTGTCTCTGTTTATGTTTATGCTGTGTGTCATGGTTTATTATATGCTCGTAAAGGATAAAATAAAGGCCGAGTACATCCTGACCCCGATGGCCATCTTTGCTATGTTTCATAGTGGTTTTTTGATTTTACACTTTCAGAGTATCTTTCCTCCCATATATGGCAATCTCAAGCCAGCGGACGGGGATATGATGGTAGTTGGGCTTATGTCCAATCCAAACGATGCAGCCGCAGCACTCGCCATATGTTTGCCAGCATTGTTCAGAAAAAAATGGTGTTGGGCGATTCCGTTGATTCTGGCTGGCCTTTATTGTGCCAAATCAACAGGCGGGATTCTTGGTTGTTTCGTGGCCGGTGGCCTCTTCTTGATGATGGCAGAAATCAGGTTTAAGAAAGAAATCTTTGCCGTCCTTGTGTTGTCCCTGGCCGCATCATCTCTTTTGTTTATTGATCAGCCTTCCGCATCGGTTCGTTCGGAAGCCTGGCGGGAATTTATCTATAATCATTTCAATCAAACAATTACCCCAGGAATAAAAAACCAAACATTTTTCGGTATTGGTTTGGGAAATTGGGAATTTGTCCGGCAAACTATTGGCACAGTTGATGGAAATGGTTTATGGACAAACGCTCATAATACCTTTGTCCATGGATTCGTCGAGATGGGGTTCCCGTTTCTTGTTGTCTTGGCCGGGTATTCATACAGCATTTTGTCCAGGATAAAAAAGGCAATGGTTATTGAGGCGGCAGCACTTGGAGCCATAGTCACTGTCTGTAATACAAACTCGGTGTTTCAAATGAATGCCGTGAATGGGATGTTTATTGTCTTTTGGCTGGCCTTGGTGGAGATAGAATTGAAGGTCGGAATACAAGAATAAAAAAGCCCCGGTTTGATCTGCCGGGGCTCGGGGGTGGGGCTATTCTGTTTTTATGTTTCTATTCCGTTTGTTCCAGCAATTCGTAAGCTCTGTTGTTTTAGTTTTTCTATAAATGGTTTTTCAAAATGATTGAAACAGCCAGCATCTATTTCTGCGATGCGTGATTGGTGGAACAGCGCCATGTATCTTTGATATTCTCGGTAATTGTCAAATTCGTCATACCCTTTCCAATCCATTTCTAAGCCTCCAAAAGATTTTGCATTAACATCAGGGCCAATTCGTTTGGTGTCCGTCGGCCCTGATCCCTTTATCTTAAATAATCAGTCAGCGCGGCCAAAACAACGTCACGCTGGTTACAGCTATCTTTCAAGGCCCGTTGTTTCCAGGATATTTCCAGATCTTTTGGAATTTCCCGGAGGATGTAATTCCCTCCGGCAAAATTTTCCTTGAAATGTTTCCGGGCGATTTGTAAAACGTTCACCGGGCGGTTGTCTGCCCGAAGAGCGTCTATTCCTGGCCGGATGTCCACATCACAGGTCCGGCAGAGCAAAGCGCCGCCGATTCCAATCATTGCCGGTGATGCGCTTCCGCATCTGTCACATAGTTTTTTCATTTTTTAATCCTCCTGCGATTGTTTTTTTTAAAAGCCTCATCAGGTCGCATCCGGTGGGGCTTTTTTGTTGTTCCCACTCATGATTTCAGATCAGAATATCTTCCATGAGTTCCCCTCCGATCAGCTCGGCGGAGATTTTTCCTGTTGTTCCCTCTATAGATACACCGTAAACATCACCGGCATTATATTTTTCGACAAATTCACGGGTGAATTTGTCTATCGGCACGAATTTCAAAACCATCTCTGTTTTTCCTTCATGTACTGCTATTTTTTCCATTTTATTTCTCCTTTTGTTTCAGGTGCGTGCTTCTTTCACTCATGGTTATAATATACATCATGATAATTATGATGTCAAACAAAAAGATTAAAATAATTTAAAAAAGATATTGAACAATTTTAGTAAGTTAGAAAATAAATCAAAAAAAGTTGAAATAATTTTAAAATAATTTTGCGTGGAAATGGAAAATCCACGGACAAATAATTTGCCTCTTAAATGCAATCCTCGCAATAATATCAGCATGATATGTCCACTATGTGAGCACCCAAAATCGGTTGTCCATAATACGAGAGGGTGGATTAACGATCGCAGCATCATGAGGGTCAGGGAGTGTACGGCGTGTGGGTATTCTTTCACAACAACGGAAACTATTGACCGGGATGAGAATTTTTTAAAAAGGAAAAAGTGGTTTGACGACCAGAGATCTAACTGCCAAACAGCTTAGTTTTTGCCAGGAATACCTAGTTGACCTCAATGCAACACAGGCGGCAATTCGGTCTGGATATTCAAAAAAAACAGCCGAAGTAATCGGGCATGAAAACTTAAGAAAACCTAAGTTACAAGAATATATTCAAAAAAAACGGGCAGATAGAGCGAACAGGCTTGAAGTTTCCGCAGACAAAACCATCCTCGAATTGGCTAGAATGGCCTATCTTGATCCAAGAAAATTCTTTAATGCAGACGGGACCCTAAAACCCGTAATTGATTTAGATGATGATACAGCCAGGTCGCTGGCCGGGATGGAAACGAGCTTCAAATATTCAAAAAATTCAGACGGAGACATCGAGCGGGAAACAATTAAAAAAATAAAAATAGCGGATAAGTTATCAGCTCTCAAGGAATTAGGAAAACATCAAGGCATCTTTAAAGCAGATAACGAGCAGAGGGGGGAAGCTGATCAGGCGGCCAGGGATCTGTTTATGTCAGAACTGTTTACCGCAATTTCAGCAGCCAATGGGCGTGGCCTCCCCGAACCGAGGCAGAAAATGATCGAAAGTGATGGCGGTGTGGAAAAATGACGCCCAAAAACATACCAAATTTTGACTTTCGGGATCAGGTTGGGGCCTGTTCACAAGTGACTACCGTTCTTAAAAATTTCGACCCCTGGGCAGACGATCCAAAAGAAATCCCCCTTGACGATTTTGATCCTGTCCTGGACCGGACAGAAAAAGAAAGCAGGCATCACCTTGAGTCCGGAAAGAAGTCTTTATCATACGATGAGATGTTTTCAAAACTGGTGGATCGATGGTGGCGGCTCAACAACTTATATTACATCATCGACAGATACGGCAAGAGGGTTTTATTCAAACCCAACACAGAACAAACCCGGCTATACGATACCATGTGGTTCCAAAATTTAATTCTTAAGGCCCGTCAACGTGGGTTCACGACTTTCATAGATTTGTTCTTCCTGGATGCATGTCTGTTCGTATCCGACACAGAGGCCGGGATCATCGCCCATAACCGGGAAGACGTAAGTAAAATTTTCCGAAGAAAGATACTTTATCCGTATGAGAATCTTCCGGATGCTATCAAGGCTTTCCGGACAACGATATCAAAGTCAAAAACAGAGATCCATTTCAATAATAATTCTATCATTTCTGTTGGGACATCGATGCGCTCTGGGACTTTGAATTTATTGCACGTTTCTGAGTTCGGGAAGGTTTGCGCCAGGTACCCGGAAAAAGCCCGTGAAATAGTCACAGGATCGTTCGAGGCGATCCATACACAGACCGGGGAGGCCCTTGTCTTTGTTGAATCCACAGCGGAGGGTAAGGCCGGATATTTTTTTAATTTCTGCAAAGAAGCCCAAGACCGGGACAAGCTGGGCCGGAAACCAACCAAGACAGAATTTAAGTTTCATTTTTTCCCATGGTGGGACAATACGGACAACGAGCAAGAAGAAGCGGTCCCAATTCCGACAGAGATGATAAAATATTTTGAAGAGATCGAGGTCAAGATCGGCCGGCCGCTATCACCAGCCAAGCGCTATTGGTATATCAGCAAATGGCGCAATCTCGGGGAGGATATGAAGCGTGAGAATCCTTCAACGCCTGAAGAGGCTTTCAATCAGGCCATTATCGGAGCTTACTTCACAAATCAATTTAATTTGATCAGGAAAGAGCGAAGGATATGTAAGGTCCCACACAATTCGTCATTTTCCGTTTTCACATGGTGGGATCTGGGGATGGACGATATCATGGCAATATGGTTCACGCAGGATGTGGGCCGAGAGGTTCATGTCATAAATTATCTGGAGGGATCTGGAGAGGGGTTTGAATTTTATAAAGCAGAACTCGACAAGCTCGGTTATTCATATGGAATGCACACTGCACCACACGATATCAAGGTGCGAGAAATAGGGCCAGGAATTAGTCGGTGGGCATCTGCAAAAGCGATCGGAATATCTTTCAACCTAGTCCCCAGGCCAGCATCAAAAATAGATTCGGTTAATGCGGCCAGGAGATTTATGAATATATGCTGGTTCGATGAAGAAAATTGCGAGAAGGGCCTTACCAGGCTCGAAAATTATAGGAAAAAATGGAATGAGCATACCGAGTCTTTTATGGACACTCCCTTGCACGACATAAACAGCAATGGCGCTGATGCCTTTCAAACATTATCGGCAGGGCATCATTTTAAGCCATCGATGGGAGCTGTTATCCACGTTGAGCAAGCGAATATAAACCAGAGAGGCTGGACATAGGGAAAAAATAAAACAATGGCAATGATCGAATTTAAAAACAATGCACAGCTTGACACAGAAGAGGCCGCAAGGCTTGCTGTGGAGAAAGAAGCCCGTGACCGCCAGACAAGACCTGTTATAACGGGCTTATCATCATACTTGATGGGATTGTGGGAAGCTGCAAAAGATGCGAAAGACCCTATCGAAACAATTTTGATTGAATCTCTCCGGCAACTCAGGGGGGAATACGATCCTGATAAACAGGCAGAGATAACGGCATCCGGCGCACCGGAGACTTTTATGATGCTGACGGACGAAAAATGCAGCGCAGTTTCATCCTGGATAAACGATATTCTGTTCCCGGGGGGGGACAAACCTTGGGGAATAAAACCAACACCTGTACCCGACCTGAATCCAGCCCAGGCTGAACAAATAAAAGGGTCAGTCCTCATGGAAATGCAGAACACGGTCAGGTATGAGCTGCTTGTATCAATGCAGTCCGGTCAAATTACTGATCAGGCCCAGGCACAACAGTTTGTCCTTCAGGCTCTTGAGTCCAGGGCGCAAGAGGTTGCCCATGAAATCAGAGAAGGAATGGAGGCCGCAGCAAAAGAAGCCCGTGACCGGATAGAAATTAAACTCCACGATGTCGTTCTTGAAGCAGGATGGGAAGATGCAGTTTCAGAAGCGATTGATGATATTGTCACATTCAAGGCCGGGATTGTAAAAGGTCCGGTTCTGAGAAAAAAGAAGCGGCTGAAATGGAATACAGTAGCACCAGACTCTGAAACAGACCAGGGCTATCAACCCAACAGACCAGCGGCAATCGTTTCGGACGAAGTGAGCATAGATTTCAATCGTGTTTCCCCTTTCGATGTTTATCCATTACCGAATTCTAAAACTCCTCAAGATGGGATGATAGAGCGGCACCGGTTATCCAGGAAATATTTGACATCCCTGATCGGAGTTAAAGGGTTTGATGATGAGGCTATCCGTCTTGTGTTGCAAGATTATGGCAGTGGCGGTGGAGGGTCATGGCTGTTGGTATCAATTGATACTCTCAGACAGAAACTTGAGGATCGCCCGGACGAGTGGCGGTCGCCTGAACAAAATATAGACGCCCTACAATTTTGGGTGAATGTCCAGGGTTTACTATTGCTCCATTACGGCATGAGCCCGGAGGATATCCAAGACCCGTTCGCTGATTATCCCGTGGAGGCATGGCTTATCGGTCGGTATGTGATAAAAGCTGAGGTCAACGGTGATCCGCTTGGTCGAGTTCCATACAATTTTGCCAGTTTCAGGAAAAGGCCTGGGTCAATATGGGGGTCAGGAGTGCCGGAAATTATCCGGGATTCCCAGTCTGCCTGCAATGCGTCCGCAAGAGCGATTATCGCAAACATGGGTATTTCTTCAGGCCCGCAGGTGATGGTTGATCAATCACAGTTACCCCCAGGCGCAAGGGTGACGTCCCTCTATCCCTGGAAAGTACCGGAATCTTGCATTCGGTGGATCTTCTTCAAATAGGCCAGTTGATTTCTTTGTCCCGCCGTCTGTGGCTGGTGAGCTGATCCAGGTATATCAGTTTTTCTCAAATGAGGCTGATAACAAAACAGGCGTCCCAAAGTATTCATATGGTGGGGAGGCCAAAGGCGGTGCGCTTGACACGGCAACCGGGTTCACGACAATGATGAGCAATGCTACCCGTGGGATCAAACGGGTAATCAAAAATATAGACAAAGGGATTATCGAGCCCAGTATTGTTCGGACCCATGAGTTTCAACTCCTTATGTTCAACGATCCGGAATATTCTCAAGGAGACATCAAGATTATCGCCAAGGGCTCAACGGCTATGGTTGCAAAAGAGCAGTCAGCGTTAAGGCGCAATGAGTTACTTGGTATCGTGACAAACAGACCGGCCATTCTGGATATTATCGGAAAGACCGGGCTGGCGTCTATGTTAAGAGAGATTTTTGCGCTAGCTGATTTTAAAGATGATGATATTGTTCCTGATAAAAAAACGATGGCCATGCGTGCGCAGCAAGAGCAGCAAATGCTTCTTGATCAACAGGCCATGGGAGCAAAAGAAGATAGACCCGATACCGGGAAAAAGAAACTCGATCAGAAAACCGACGCTGCCGGGAATAAGGCTGGTGGTGCGGATGTGAGGGTGGCGTAACGATGACAACCATAGCCTATAAAGACGGAATAATCGCTTATGACAGCCGGATTGTCCAGGGAATAACAATTTGCGATGATGATTTTGAGAAGTGCATTTTTAAAGACGGATTCTTTTTCTTCTTGTCCGGGCCCACCTGTGATTATGAAAAATTCATGAATCATTTTATAAACAACCGTGATGAATCTAATCTGCCGGTTGAAGGGGTCGGGGCTTTTGTTTATGATAAAAAATTAGGGGCACTATACCAAGTCCAGAACAGTGAAAACAGCTTTTGGTATGTCAGAATGGAAACGGCAAAGATCTGTTCCATCGGTTCAGGATCAGACCATGCCATCACTGCAATGGATATGGGCGCTTCCGCAGAGGCCGCTATTAAAATGGCTATGAAACGGGACACATGCACGGGGGGAAGGATTAGAACCTTTAAAATTTTTGGGTATGGCCTTCAAGAAAATCCGCAATAATGAATAAAAAAAGGGGGATGCATAAAAATGCCTGAATACAAATGCCATATAGATAAAGAGCAGTTCCCATGGGAAACCAGGGTGTTTATTACGAAACCATCCAGTAACAGATATTACGAGAGGATGAAAAGTTATGCTCATAGATAAAGAAACCACGCTCGGAGATCTGAACCGGATCGACCGTGACAATTTCAATCACATCGACAGCCACCACGGGAAGATTTATAGTTTTACGACGATTGAGTCTGCTTTAAAATTTGTGGGGCATTGTGTCGATACCGCTATGCGTAAAAGCGGTATCAAGATCAGACCCGGCATGACCCCTGAAAGAATTGAGCGGATGTGCAGGTCAAGAGAGGTCAGGGTTGAAGAGCGGGATTACGGTCCAGATGAAGAACTTTATCTTTCCGGATTGTTCATCTATGACAAAAAAGAAATATCAGCTTTCGCATCACGGCCTTTTTACAGAAAGTCAGAGCTGTCTATGATCCCTCAATTCTATGTACGGACAACTGTTAAATGGAGTACCTCAGATGAAACAAATTGATTCAAACAATCAAAAAGACAAGATGGCATTGAGCTCTATTCTGGCCTTACGAATCAACAAAGATTTTGAAAGTTATATGGAGTTCATCGGCAGGCAATTGTCCGATATAAGAGAGACCAATGATCACGCTACCGGCCAGCAGCGTGACTGGAATCAGGGTTGGTGTCAGGCATTCCAGTATATCCTTAACCTTCCAGGGTTGGCCGAAACCTTGCGTAGACAAGAAATCGACGCCCAAAGAGCCCCGGAATTTATCAGTCAAAAGCGTTTTTAAAAATTAAAGAAGCAATAGATTCACCACTATGTTTTACAGATATCTTTATCTGTAAAACCTTCCTTGATTATCAGGGCATAATCCCACAAGCTTATCCCATATACGCAGGATACTGTATCAACAGCCCTGTATAAACCAAAACGAGACCGTCAAGGCCGTTTTAAATTTAAGGAAAACGTATGAACGATTTTATCCCGGTAGCAGTCCAGAGGGCCGGAGAATTATCCGACACCCTCCAAAAAGAATTAACCGACCCAAAGCCCAAGGATATTCCCCAAACGGAACCCAAGGACACTTTGCCGCCAAATTTTCCTGGTGATCTACCATCATCCCCACCCACAGAGACAGACACTTCTGATTACAAGGCTAAATACTTATCGCTTCAGGGCAAATACAATGCTGAGGTGCCAAAGCTGACCATGGAAATCAGGAACCTAAAATCGCAGGTGGTTTCACTTGAAGAGCAAGTTTCCACATTATTAATCAATAAAAATCAAAATGCGGAAAAAGGTGAGGTCTTAAACAAAGAGCAGTTCGAACAGTACGGCAAGGAATTCGGGTCCCTGGTAGATGAAATCCAGCAGCTTAAAAAACAGAATGCTGATTTTTCCGCTCAGATTGATTCACTTCAATCGGCACCGAAAGGGACAAATAATCACGAAGCATATATGAACGGAGTAATTGACGCCATTGCAAGACTCGGCGCAAACTTCGATATTATGAACATCGATCCGGTTTTTATCGGATGGCTGAAACAGGTTCCCCCAGGTGATTATGAAGACAGGCATGCCAAACTTAAAAGAGCTGAAGCAGCAATGGACCTCCCCGCTACCGTTGAGATTTTTAAAACATATTTAGGCCAGATTCAACCGCCAGCACAGGACAGTGGTGGTCCAACTCTTGGAAAGAAGCCAGCGGCCAACATACCAAATATTCAGCCGCCCCATACATTGACTGGTTCGGATGTCAATCCAAATGCGTCAGGGGACAAGAAGGTTTGGAGCCGGGCCGAGATTCTGAAGTTTCACACAGATCAAACGGCAGGCGTATACAGAGGTCGGGAAGCTGAGGTCGCAGAAATAGACGCTAAAATTTTTGCAGCAGCGAGAGAAGGAAGAGTCAGTGCCTGATAGCCACAGGAGGCTATTATGGCTTATCCAATTGACGCCGGGTTAGGCGATTATAAATTAGCAAATGGACTTTCCGGGACATATATCCCGGAAATATGGAGCGGAAAGCTCCTTGTAAAATTTTACGCAGCAACCGTGTTCGGGGCAATAGCAAACACCGATTATGAGGGTGAAATCACAGCCCACGGAGATAAAGTCATTATCCGGACCATTCCTGATATGACAATCAGGGATTATGAAATCGGTGCTGGCTTACAGTACGAAAGACCAACCGCCAGCAAAGTTGAACTCTTAATTGATAAGGGTAAATATTTTGGTGTGTCCATCAATGATGTCGAGAAAAAACAATCCGATATCAATTATGTCAACAGATGGGCTGAAGACGGATCAGAGCAGATGAAAATCTCGATTGATACCGGTATCCTCGCCGCCATCCCTGCTTCAGCAGGGACATACAACTATGGAACCACAGCCGGTAAAATTTCGGGTAATATCAGCCTCGGTACCACTGCGGCCGATGGGTCAGCCGCTATCGCTTTATCAAAAACAACCATCGTGGATAAGATGATTGAATGTGGTCAGGTCCTGACAGAGCAGAATATTCCGGAAACCAATCGATGGTTTGTTGTTCCGGCCTGGGCGTCTACAAGAATCAAGATCTCTGAATTGTCCGAAGTCAGTTTCTCTGGGGATGGCGTGTCCATGAAGCGGAATGGTAGGATCGGTGTCATTGACAATTTCGAAATCTATGTTTCCAACAACGTCCTGAGCACGACCGAGGGAGCCGTTAAATGTTTCAGCCTTCTGTTCGGGCACAAATCTGCCCTGACCTTTGCAAGCCAGTTGGTTGAGAACGAAACCATCCCGAACCCGAATGACTTCGGCAAGCTGATGCGTGGCCTTCAGGTGTATGGATACAAAGTGATCAAAGATACTGCGATGGGCCACTTGTACGGGAAAGCAGCATAGTTTTTAAACCACAAACTTAACCCCCTGGGCGACTTACCCGGGGGGTTAAGAGGTGATTATTTAAATAGGAATAGGAGAAAAAAACACATGAAAAAGAAATTCTTTAGCACCATCGTGATGATAACCTTGGCCTTGCTTTTCGCTTTTCAGAATGCTTATGCCTTCGAAGAAAAGACCCAATATGTCAGAAAACTTACGTCACAGCTTCTTGAGGTCACTGCCTTTACGGATAACACAAATACTACCGGGTATATCGATTTTACCTTTGCCTTGCCAAAAGAAGCGATGGTCCTCGGCTGGAAAGCCCGTGTTACTGCCGGTTTCACCGGAGATACAACCGCTGTGGTTATGGTTGGTATTTCAGGTGACACAGACAAGTTCTCTGCGAGTACGGCTCAAAGTGTATTGGCCGTCGCTGAGGTAGGGTCCCTGGCTATTGCCGCAGATGCTGCCACCGGTGCTTTTACTTCCACGGCTCTTACGCCGAGGGTAACTGTTACTGGCAGTTCTGATTTTACCTTCATTAAAACTGCGGCTGCCGGAAAGATGTATATTGATATATTCTACATAGATACCAAGGAGTAGAATAGAGACCCAATCCCACTGTTTAATCATTATCCGCTATGGGGGTTCGATAACCGATTCCCCATAGTTTTAACTCGAATGGAGAACCTATATGGACACATTCTTAAAAAACAAAACTACCGGACAGATCGTAAGATCCAATTCGTATAACGCCAAAGATCCTGATCTTATCCCGTGTATTGCGCCCTGGGACAAACCTGCCCTTGGGGGTGGCCCTGTAAGTGAACCAACCGGACCAGGAGATGCCTTTCCCCCATCCGGACTCTTAGACAAAGATGTCGCGGGAGCTCTTGTCGTTGAACTGTTCGGTTCCAAAGTTGAAGCCGTAAAAAAAGATGACATACTACAGTATGCTTTGGAACTCGGTGCATCTGCGACCGACAAGAACACTAAGCTTGAGATCGTCACGATGATTCACAATATCAAAAATAGTCATGGCCCTGATCAGGAATAGCAGATGACAATCACAGGGAGCCAACTTTTATATGATATAGGAGATCTGCTATTGGACCCGGCAGAAGCGACTTGGGATGTATCAAAAAAAGAAAGTGTTGTAAACGAGGCTATACTGGCTATTTGTTTGGTCCGGCCTGACGCCGTTGCAACACCTATCGAAATTACACTTTCCGCGGATAGTGTTAGACAGTCCGTACCGTCAGGGAATTCAAGACTACTTGATATTGTCATGAACAAAACCGGAAAACCAGTCCGGAAGATATTAAGAGAGGTTATGAACAATTCTCTCCCGGATTGGACAACCGAGACCACAGCCACGGCCATAGAGCACTTTATGGTTGATGAAGAAACGCCCATGGTTTTTTATGTTTACCCGGTTCCTACGTCAGGCCTTATTCTGAATGCTATTGTTGCCGCGAATCCGGTTACATTTTCATCGGCGTCAGCCAGTATTGGGATATCGGAAATTTTTATTCCTTCGGTTATAGAATATGCGCTGTACCGATGTCTTTCCATGGAAGGGCAGGGCCAGGACATGGCTAAAGCAGCATCTCACCTGAGCGCATTTTTCAATCTTTTGGGCGAGAAGGCTCGGAGCGATGCCGTCTTAAAACAAATTCAGGATGCTAAATAATGGACAGATTTATCAATTCTATTATGCCACAGGTACCCGGCTGTCCCGGGCCGCTTGTCAAAAGTGAGGTTCTGAGAGCAGCTATTAATTTCTGCCAGGATTCGTTGATTTGGCAGCAAGACGAGGACAAGACCGTTGCGCTCGGAGGATCGACATTCACCCTTGTCGTGACAAGTGGTGCGGCCTGCACTGGGGTTCAGATATCCATCGACGGAATAGAGGTCCACGATTACAAACGGTCAGACTTGACCATAACCCTTGATGATGCCGTCACAGCTTCAACCACGTACCAGGTGACTACATTTATCAAGCCAACCAGATCCGCCACAAGTCTCCCCACGTTTTTATATAATGACTGGTTTGAGGCCATCGAATCAAAGGCAAAAGCAGAGCTAATGATAATGCCAGGTAAGGAGTGGTTTAACCCGCAGTTGGCCAGCATAAACCAGACAAAATATCTTCATGATCTTGGGAATGCCAAGGCAAAATCACTCAACGTAAACGATCAGACCGATATCAAAGTGATGCCGAGAAGGTTTGTGTAATGATTGATATCAGCATATTCAAGGGAGAAGTCCCAGCAGTGTCAGCAAAGTCGCTGCCGGATGGGTATGCAACCATGGCGGTCAATTGTGATCTTCAGGAGGGCAAACTGAAGCCGATTAAGGGCTCTGTATCTGTTCAGGATATCCTGGCAGGCGCACAGACTATTTACCGGCTCGGTGAGCAATGGTTGCAATGGGGCAGGGAAATAAATATCATTGAATCTCTCGTTTATGACAGCGGGGGCCGCATCATTTTTACGGGTGAACATTACCCTAAAGAAACAAACATTTTTCAGGCGTTGGTTTCCTCTCCTTTTCCGACTAATACGAGAAGGTTGGGGATTGCGGCTCCTGCTTCTGCCTTGTCTACGAGTATTCTTGTTGTGGGGACCGGGACGGACCGGGACATCTCTTATTGCTATACCCGTATCGGGCTATGGGAAGATGGAACCGTGGTTGAATCGGCACCATCTCCGCCGACCGCTGTTTTTGTTGCCAAAACCGATGCCACGGTCAGACTGACAGGGTTTGTGGATGCCACGGAAACCGGAGTTTTCACAACCCATTACCGGATCTACCGGATCAACACCGGAAATACCGGGGCAGAATATCAATTTGTTGCTGATCTTATCAAGACAGCTGCTCCATTGCAGTATGACGATTCCATTTTGGATGCCAATCTTGGGGAGGTGTTGCCGACTGACGGCTGGACGGTTCCTATTGATGATCTGAAAGGCATTATCCCGGGTTCAAATGGTCTAGTTTATGGGTTTTATGATAATACGGTTTATGTCTCTGAAACATTTATATCCTATGCTTTCCCTACAGAGTATACCATTCCGGTAGCCTCTGAGATTGTTGGTCTCGGATTCAATGGTTCCGCTATCGTTGTGCTTACAAAGACGGTTCCTTTTTTAATTTACGGATCGGCGCCTGAATCTTTATCGGTTGATAGGCGTCCTTTTGTTCTGCCATGCAAATCTGCCAGGTCAATTGTCAGTGTCCCGGGCGGGGTTATTTTCTCATCCGTTGCCGGTCTTTTTATGATCGACAGCGGTGGGAATGCAATTTTTTTGACAAAAGACCTGCTCACCAAAGAGCAGTGGGAAGCCCTTGGACCGGACAAGATATTCGCTTTCTATTATAATGACGCATATGTCGCATTTTTCGACGGAACGACTCAAGGGATTGAATTCAGGCCAGGCATCAATGAAATACGGCGGTTTGAGACCGAAGAGCCTGTTTACGGCGGTCAGTATGTGTCAACTGTCAGTATTGATACCTATGATTTTATTGATAGCGATAGTAAAAAATTTCTGACATCAGATGGGTATCAACTGAGCGCATCTGGGTCTCCGTATTCGGTAACTTATGACACCCTGTATTTGATCACTCAAAAAGATTTAATCAGAGAGATCATCGCATTTGAAAGCGGAAGTCTTGTCGATTATGAATGGAAATCGAAAGAGTATTGGACTGCGTCCAAAATTGCATTAACGGCAGGGATGATTGTTGGAAGCTTTTCGGCAGGAAGCGTTACCATGAAATTATATATCGATGATGTCCTTTCCTTTACCAAGACGGTATCAGCAGATACGCCGTTCAGGATATCGAGCCCTAAAAGAGGCAATAAGTTTCAGATCTCCCTGACCGGAAAAGCAACGGTTGAAAGAATTTTAATTGGGGCGTCAATGTCAGATGTGGTGAGTAGATAAAATGGCTGAAAATATTCCAAGAGTGACAAACGATAGGGATTATCAAAAGTTTTTTGATGCCGTGAAAGATATCGTTGACACACTGACAGGTAAAAAAAAGAACACGGACCTTGACCGAGCATTGACCGTCAGGGATCTGGAAAAGCTCGGGATAGATCCTGAGAAATTTTTAAACTGCACAAAGCAAAACCCTTATCCATTGTAGGAGATAAAATATATGGTAGATTACATTTCATCATATTCAGGGGCTGAGATAGACGAAGCGGTGGGGAAAGGCATTCTTTTACCATCCATTGTTGTCGGTGACGCTTTAAAATGGATTAGGGTCAATTCGGATGGGAATGGCTTTGAGGCCGTTGACCCTGTAATCCCAGCCGGAACAAGGATGCTTTTTTATCAAGCGGCAGCCCCTACGGGATGGGTCACAAAGTCTGATTTTGCGGACAATTATAGTCTAATCTTGGGGAATAACTACGGTAGCGGTGGGTCTGATAACCCAGTATCCTGGCAGACAGATATTTCAGTCGCAAATCATGCGGCGCATACTCACGCAGGTCCGAGCCATACGCATACCTATACTGATGTTATTGCACATACTCATACTGCTTATTGTCAATCTGGTGATATAAATTATGGGCCATATGGCGGGTCAATGCCACCAGGCGCAGGAGTTACAGGATCAACTGGCGTATCGACTGGAACGACGGCAGCCAGCGGAACCGCCAATACTGGAAATCCTTCTGCCACATTAACACATTCGGTTACTCAGGACACCTATACCCCAGTTTACGCAATTTGCGTACTCGGAACAAAATCATAAGGAGATCATATGGCATTCAAAAATTTTATAAAACAAGGATCGTACTCCAAGATCAGCCGCATCTGGATGGATTGTGACAAAGAGATCATCTGTTTTTCTATGTCTGTGCTGGAGAAAAAAGATGGGGATTTGTTGTTCCCGAGTTCGTTTGAATACTCGCTATCTCAAAATGAAAAGATTCAGCAGAGCAAGGGGGAAAAGATGTCTTTGCCGGTTCCTCCGGAATATCCTCAGATATGCAAGGACCGGGAAGCCCTGGTTCCCATGTGGGATGCCGAAAGTACCAAAACAGAACAGGACGAATACAAGGCGGCGAAGCAAAAATACACAACAGATGATATGAAGAAATATCAAACGGATTATGAATCAGCCGTAGAATCAGCCGAGCTTCAGGCAAAGGCTGATAACGAATACGATAACTTCTTTTCCAGGAAGAAAATTTTTGAAGATAGCAACCTTGTGGCACAAGCATACAACTATTTAAAAACTCTCCCTGCCTTTGAAGGAGTTGAAGATGACATATAAGAAACCAACTCGACCTTGTATCAGAGGGCTTGAATGTTTTAAAAAAACCGGATGTCCTCAATCTTATTGGACTCCAGTAACGCCTGAAGGATGCCCGGCGTGGAAGGAATATACCGTACCTTCTGACGGGAAACCGATCATTATCAAAGACTGTATTGATATGCTGTGTGAGCATTGGAAGTTTGAGTCATTGAAGCTGCTTGAGGGTAATCGCCAGGCCATAGAGACTTTTAGAAATGGCATGTGTGAGGTCGGTCCTGATAATAAAGTTTATCCCAAAACTGATATCGGGACAATTTCACTGATTAACGTCTTCCACAAAATAAGCGATAAACTGGGGCAACATCCAAAGGAGATCGCTTAAATGGGGTTCATGCTTTTAGCATACGCCGAGAATGACGGCATACCAACAGCAGCGGATTCTGACGTTAAAAAATTATGGGATAGGACCGTGGCAGATGGCTTGGATGTCATCGTTTTTTACGAAGTAACCATCCAGAATGCCTGTGATTTCTTAAAGATGGCCAAGCACCCAGGAACCGCGTTTTATTTCATTTTCGACGGCGCCGACAATATCGGGTACACATGGCTCAATCGATTTGAGAACCGAACCGCACGTCAGCATTTTTGCGTCTTTAAAGAATATTGGGGTAGGTCCCTTGATGTTGGCCGGTTTGTTCTCGATAAGCTGATACACATGAAGACTCCGGATGGTGAATTTTTGCTTGATCTTCTGACCGGACTTGTTCCAGCCTGGAATGAAAAAGCAATTAAGTTTTCATTGAAATGCGGTGGCAAGACATACGGAAAGATACCGAATGCAATTTTTAACGGTAAGGCCAGCGAGGATGCAGTCTTTATTTATTATACGAGGGGTGAATGATGATAACTCCGGCAATCCATTTGATGTCCAATAAAATAGGCCGTAAAAGGCAAAAAAGACTTTTAGGCAGGTTGTATTTTATGGGGGGAGGTAGCAGTGGCGATAATTTTGACGCTGCATATAACGCAAGGATGGCCACGGTTGCAGAGAAAACGCAAGGGATGGCCGATGAATATTTTAAGTTCTGGCAGTCTGATTATAAGCCTATGGAGCAGGCTCAAATTGCAGCCAACAAAGAGTTGATCCCCGGCGAAACGGCATTGTCCAAAGCGCAGACAGGCTCTGCCCTTGAATTGCTCCCGGGACAAACAGAGTTTGCAAAAGCACAGACAAGCTCTGCATTGTCTTTATTACCGGGGCAAACTAAATTGATGGGTGCCCAGACCAATGATGCATTAACCGCTATAGGCGAACGAGCCCCTATCAGAACGGAGTTCTATAAAGAGGCGCTTGACGGAGTGAACGTCGAAGACAGAGCGAATAAAGCCGCAGCCGATGCCACGCAAGCCTTCATGAATTCGACAGATATCACAAAAAGGAATTCAGCGAGGATGGGTATCAATCCGAATTCTGGGCGATTTGCCAGCATGATGAACACTGATGCGCTGAATAGGACAAAGGCAGTGGCCGGAGCAAAGACTCAGGCAAGAACCCAGGCCGAACAAGAAAACTTTGCAAGGTTGAATACTGCTATGGGATATGGAGGGGCAGCATAATGTATAAAATTGAGAATCCATATGAAAAAGCAATGGGAGGGATGAATCAGGCTTCAGGGGCTTATGGTTCAATGATGAAGGATGTCCCGGCGAACAGGCAACCAGGTAAAACCGCAGGCGGTGCTTTGATGAGCGGTGTTGGCGGAGCCGCTATGGTGGCACAAGCGGGCTCTTTGATGGGAGCTACAGCGGGGACGGTTGCCGTAGGTGGTGCGGAAGCTGTTGCTGGCGTCACGGCTCTCGGCATGGGGCCGATTGGTTGGGCTGGCCTTGGTTTGGCCGCTGGTATAGGAGCTTATTTATTTTCATAGGAGGATTTTATCATGCCTGATCGATGGGGTAGAGTAGGATACGAAGATTTTGCAGAGATTGCCAATACGATAAATACGATACAGGCCATGGGGCAGAGGAACACTTCGTTCCAACAGCAACAGGATGAATATAAGAAAAAGATACAGGACGAGGCTGACACCAATACCAATGCCAGCAATATCATAAACCCGCCAATGCAGTCCATTGGCGGTGAACCCTATGCTGTTGCTGTGGACCCGATGCCACCAAAGATGATAGGGACACCACGGGCTCAGGTTGCAGGAAAGAATCTTGCTGTTATGGGTATGCAGGCGGATAGATACATAGCTGAAAATAAAGACACCGATGCCATTAAAGAACGGACGGAAAAAATTTATTCATATTTACAACAGAACGGCCCCGAATCAATGAATAGTGTTCCTCCCGATTGGACTGCTGGCATTGTAGGTCATAAAGCCTTTGTCAATGCTGTGACGGCGGCCACAAGTACAGAAGAAGCTCAAAGCAAATTGACAGCGACCAGAATGGCACGGTTTGATAAAACCTACCCGATATTTGAACTTCAGAAAGAGGCGGTCAATAAAGCACTCCTTGAGGGTAGGGAACATGACATGATAATTGGCCTGAAACAGATGTCAAAAGATTTGCCTATCCCTTATCAGTTGGGAGAATACAACCCGGAAGATCGAACCTATGACGTTCAATACTTTGACAGACGAACTGGAAAACTTCAAAGTGTTGAAAAAAAACCGGTGACCCAACTCATTGGAGAGATGAACAAAGTAGGCAAGGAACAATATTATGCTCAGGGGCTGATACATGCTGAAGCGAAAAGGCTCGAAAATTTAAAAACCGAAGCGAACCCATTGAGGGGTAAGACTTCCGGGGGGACATCTGTCTTAATCACTCCGCAGATACCTCCTGAAAAGTCAGACGGGAATCTTAACATCCGTGTCAAGAACGAAAAAACAGGGGAACTTATTGCAGAGTATAAAACATGGGAAGCTCTTTATGATTCAGGGACGGATGTTGAAGACTTGAAGAGGGAAAAAGCCATGGTCGATATCAAAAATGTTGAAACCAACATCGACCAGAGCAAACAGGCCATAATCACTTCAAAAGAAGCGGCACTCGCTCACAAGGCAACAGCGGCAGGCCAGGGCGTGGAGAACCTGTCAAAGACATCCGAGCTTTACAAGAAAAATTTTGCGCTTCTCTCTCAACCGTTTGCACAGCCTGGGACAAGTATTGAAGCCTTGCTGAATAGTGATGCTCCGGAAAGCAAGAATGCCGTAGATAAAGCCTTTAAATTTTGGGAAGCCAATAAGGAGAAGGCTGATTCTTTGAATAAAACCGATAAGCTCAAACTTGATTCAGCGTCGAAAATAATTCAACTCTCTGAACAGTCGAATGCAAGGATTGGCGCTTTGCATAAACTGCCGACAGAAATGCAACCTTCTGATGAGGCCGATTTTTATAAAGGGGCCACGGCTCCGGTAGAGGGTGCCAAGAAAGCTAAGGATGGCCTATGGTATGTCCAGCAAGGCAAGGATTGGTTCCCTGTGAAGGAGACGAGAGGAAAGGCCAAAACGGAATCATCCGAAGATCCTCAAGAGACACGGGCTATGGGCAGGACAGAAACAAACGGCCAATCCGTTTCTAATGATCCATTGCCGGAAGCTCAATCTATAAGTGAAACCTTGCCACCTGATCCAAAAGAGTGGAGGATCAGGCCAGTTAAAGTAGGGTTGAATAATTTTGAATACATAGCCACGGATATCAATGGCGAAGATCATAAATTAAATGATGCAGAATTGCAGAAATATATGGAAGTCACAACCCCAAAGCAAGGACCAATATTTAATCCCGCAAAAGAAATAGGATCTGCAATGAGCGGCTTTTATCAGTATCAAAAAAGTAATCCGTTGTTTAAACAAAAATAAAGAAACAGGGTCTTAGTCGGTGAATATATCCAACAGGTAATGATTAAAGGAACATTATGAGTTTTTTTCTTGGTAATCCCATTTCCGGTACGCCTGATTTTGAAGATGCTCCAGATATCGCTTCTGAGCAGACAGGGCTAAGTAATAATTTTATCCTTGGCAAACCTATTAATGGAACTCCAGACTTTGAAGAAGAGAAAGGGGATTTTATCCCAGGAATAAAGAGAGGGATTGATCAAACTCAGGCCAGTCTATACGGTGCAACAGCTCTTGTCGGGTCAGCGGTTGGTTCTGAATCTGTGAAAAAATGGGGTATGGAAGGATATAAAAGGAACATGGCAGAGGCACAAGAGAACCCTGCCGAACATTCCTTTAAAGACGTTTATACCGGTAATGCCGGAATAGGCGGTTCGATAATAGGCGGTTCGATAGATTGGGCTCAAGGGATGTTTGGCGAACTTATCCCGTCTATGGTTGAGGCCGCAATCGGTACGATAATTGGAACCATTGTTGCCCCAGGACCAGGCTCAGTAGCCGGAGGGTTCGCAAGCCGGACTATTTTGAAAAAATCGATTGAGAATATCACGAAAGAGGCCGTTGAGTCTCAGATTTCTAAGGGCATCATAAAGGAAGCCGCTCGATCAGTGGCAGAAGAAGAGATCAAAAAACAAGTTACCAAACAGGCTTTACTGAAACTCGGAGGGAAGGTTGGTATGGGTGCTGCCGTACTGCCATTAGAATCGGGTGGTAATTATGCCCAACTGCTTGATGAAAAGGGGATAGATGCCCCCGGAACGGCCTTGTTCTTTGGAGCCCTATCGACATCCCTTGAATACGCAGGAGGAAACAGCAAACTCGTCGATAAATTCATTGATGCCATTGGAAGCGGTGGGTCGGCTGTAAAATCAGCAGCAAAAGAGTTAATCACGAATATACCTGAAGAAGCATTGCAAGAGGGAGGGCAGGAAGTATTCAGTATTTTAAATACGGTCGTGAACACAGACGAGAAATTACTGACGGCCAAGAATCTTGAACAGATAATTGAATCAATGGGAGCGGGTGCGATTGGTGGCCTTGGTGGTGCAAGCTTGTCAATAGGGATGGATGCGATATCTAAAGACAAACCCACCAATCTCCTTGACAAAACAAAAGGCTTTTCCGGGGAAACCGTGACTGATCAGCCCGAACCATCTGAAAAAGCAATGGATGATTTCCAATCAGGGATTGCAACATCGCCTGTGGATCAATATTCCGACACCATACCGTTTGCAGGTGTTCCGAATGAAGAAGAACTCGGATGGATGGATGAAATCAACCGGCAGAGGAATCCGTCTCAGCAGGCACCGCCGCCGTCATCACCTCCACCGGATATGGTTCAAGACCGGTATGCAGAGAATCAGCAGGCCATGGCCGGAATCGAATCAGAACCGGATTATTCCATTACAAAATCCGGGATCAATGAAAGCAAAAACCTTCTTGAAAAAAACATTGATACCCTGAAAAGAGTACAGAGTCGGGAAAGAAGTGTTTCCGCTCTTGGAGAACGTCAGCAGGCGATGGGTCAATCCGGAATGTATGAATTCCAGCGGGGGCTTGAAGCACAACCGGAAGAACCAACCGGGAAATATTTACCTTTTGCCAGGCTCGGTGACATGCTCGGAAAGAACGAATATCCGCAGGCTATTAATCCTGTTAGGAATCCTGCCACTGTCAATATGGAGCAAGGGACACCTGAATATATTGATCCACAGGTCAGGCGACCACAAACAAACCGGGTCACTGTCAATATGGAGCAAGCCCCTGTGACTGTTCAGCCGGAAGAAACTGCAATGCAGGGAGTCAATCCGGTATTTGAGCATGAGGTTGAGCCTGATAAAATAAATACCAATCCGAGTGAAGCCCAGAAAGAGGCCGGAAATTATCAAAAAGATCATATCAAAATCGATGGACTGAATATCACCATTGAAAATCCTCACGGGTCCACAAGAAAAGGGACTGATAAATCCGGCAAGCAATGGGAATCAACCATGTCCGGTCATTATGGTTATTTCAAAAGGACCGAAGGAAAGGATGGGGACCAGGTTGATGTTATCGTGAACCCAGGTACAGAGACAAGCCCGAAGGTTTTTGTTGTTGACCAGGTAGATCCGAAATCCGGAAAGTTTGATGAACATAAAGTTATCATGGGCACCAGCTCAGAACGGGAAGCCCGAGATCTTTATTTGTCCAATTATGAAGAAGGTTGGCAGGGCCTTGGTGCGATCACTGAAATGAATCAGCCTGTATTTAAGGAATGGCTGAAGGATGGGGAACGGACGAAGAAACCGCTTGCCGTGTCGCTTCAAGGAAGCGTGCCTGTTGTCGATAAGTCAGCAGATCTTTCCCCAGGCCAGGCCGTAACCTGGAAGACCAAAAAAGGCGAGGAATTAAAAGGCGAACTGATCATAAAGACAAAGAATATGTGGCAGGTTAAAAAGCCGGATGGGGAAAAGACCTTTGTTTTGGATAAGGATTTGTCCCTGAATGTCTCTGAAAATGTCCCTGTCGAAACCACTCAAAAAGAAGACCAGGCCATAAAGAAATTCGTTGATTCTTTCCTTGAATCAGAAATTGCAGCCGGTAAAAAACGAGGATATGCCGAAGCCACCCAGGAACAGATTGACAAATTCAGGGCATACCAGACCGAACGAACCAAGGCTTTTGCAGAATCAATCCGCAATAAAGATTTCCAGGTATTGCAAGACAGGCTTCACCGAGGGAATCCAAGCTCCTTAAAGCTTTTTTCCGAGATCACTGGCCTGTCAACCAAGACGCAAAAAGAGACTGATGAAAGTATCAGGTCCCTTGATTCGGTCAAATATGACCAATGGGTAAAAGACAAAAAGCAAAAATTTGATGATACCGTCAAAGAGAAGGAAGCCGCCAGGAAAGAAAAGGCAGAAAAAGACATGCTTTCCCGTGAAGTCGTTTATCTTGGGGGAAGGATGACCTGGGAGAAGTATATCAATGCCCTTCTGGAAGGTGGTTATACCGATGTTGATAAAAAAGAGAACGGTCCTTTTCAGTCATTGAAGCTTTTGAAAAATAGTCCGGATGGTCGGACGTTCAGCAGCGAGACATTCAAGAAGAAGGCCGAGATCGAATATATTGAAAGGCTGGCGGATCAGTATTCTGAGAAAGCGATTGCCGAGGATATTGCCAAAGAAGAAAAGGACATGGCCGAGAATCCGGACAAGTATACTTCCAAAGAAGACCTTGATCATCTTTTCGGTAAGAATGGCAAAAGTGATACTTTGCCGAAAGAAGACAAAAAAAGCATAACAGATTTTTTTCTTACCGCATTCCGGTCCGGGAAAGGTTTCGCCAATATCCTTCAGGCCAGAAAAGCCCTTGCGGATGAAACCGGATTTATCATCAAGGCCGGTACCCAGGATGCCAAGATGGTGGATGAAGCCATCGAGACAGCCGGGGTCCGTGCAGCCAGGGCAATCATAGACGACGGCAGAAAACACAATGGGTCATCTGAACAGATATTTGATAAGCTCGTTGACCTGCAAAACCGGATGCCGAATCTTTCTGTCAGAACTTCAACATCCGTCAGGGATCAGGCATATTCTACTCCTTTACCTTTGGCATGGGTGGCGTCTGAACTGGCCGGGATCACGTCAGACAAAACTGTTTATGAACCGTCTGCCGGGAACGGAGCTTTGCTCATCGGGTCAAATCCCGAGAAGGTAACGGCCAATGAATTGAATCCGGATAGGCATAATACCTTGCTTGAAATGGGATTCGATACATATAATGCAGATGGGACTCAAATATCAGCCGGTGGAAAGGTAGATGCCGTCATCGGCAATCCTCCCTTCGGTGTTGTCAAAGACGATGCCGGAGTCTCAAAAACCTGGAAAATAAACGATCAATATTCCACGACTCAGATTGACCATGCCATTGTTTTTAAGGCCCTGGAATCAATGAAAGATAATGGCCGTGCGGTCTTCATCGTCGGCAGCGTGAATGATAAAAACATTACTCCGGAAGCCAGAAAGCTTTTATACCGAGCAAAAGACAAGGTTTTGTTTTACAAAACCCTATTTGACAATTATAATGTAGTTGACCACTTTTCATTGTCAGGCGATCTTTATGCAAAGCAGGGGGCGGCCTGGCCGGTTGATTTCATAGCGATTGATGGGAAGGGGAAATCAAAGCTTGCACTTCCCGGAGCGGTTCCCCCACCCTATTTTAAAACACTGGAAGAACTGAAAGGAAAACTTGATGGAAAGACCACAGAAAGACCTGATAGCCTGGGCACCTCCCGAGGAGAGCTCGGCGCAATGGATAGCGGCGGTATGGCTCCCGAAGGGGGAGACCCTGACGCCAAGTTACCACAGGCACCTGATGATAGACCTGGTTCAGAACCTGATAAACAAAGCGGAAGATCCCCAGGAAGCGGCAAAGATGCTGGAAAAGGCCCTGGGGAACGCCGACCTGTTACCGGACGGG